TTACTTTTTGCTTTATTGCTGGGCTTGTTTACGGGCTGTTACTGGGAGCAATACGATGACCTACGAAATGGCGATGAAGATTCTGGACAGAGTGCGTGATGGAGCCAACTACCCCACTCACGTTATTACCGAAGCCCTCAAAGCGACAGGAGACTTGGAAACCCCAGTTTACTGATGAGCAGAGAGCTAAGTTTGAGCGCATCGCTGCCATTGACCGCCGAGCCAATGACATGGCATACGCAAGAGAGTTGGTTCAGATGTTCTACTGGCGTGACCCAAGAGACAGGAAACAATGGTTCGCGGAGACAATGCAACGCATTACCAAGAAACAAGGGTATGCCTACGCACAAACAATAAGGTCATACATGACCGAAATAAGGATGCACGAATATGAAATTTTCAATCAGGCAACCTCTGGAGGGAGTCCAGAAGATGAGGGCGGCGTGGGAAAAGATGAAGCCAGCCCTTGAATCTGGGATGGTTCTGACGGTGGAAATCAAGCAAGAAAATCGTTCGCTTGAACAAAATTCTATGTATCATTCCATCATCCACCAGATAGCTAAACAAGCCCGACATCACGGTTCTACTTGGGATACAGAGTCTTGGAAGCGACTTCTGGTGGATGCCTACACAAAAGAACATGGACAATATACGGGGCAAGTCATTCCCAATTTGACAGGGGATGGTATTGTCCAATTGGGTCTTCAAACACGAAAATTTACGAAGCAGCAGGCATCAGAATTTACAGAGTGGCTAATGGCTTGGTGCGCTCAGAATGGGGTGGAAATCCATGAGTAAGAAGTGCAAGGAGTGCAAGACGCCGTTCACCCCGGTGCGCCCAATGCAGAGCGTGTGCGGTCCATCCTGTGCAATGAAAGTTGCGCGTAAGGTTGTCGAAAAAAAAGACAAGAAAGAGACCAAGCTGAAGCTGGATGCGCTCCAGACGAAACCCCAGTTGGTCAAGAAAGCACAGACAGCGTTCAACGCCTATATCTGCGCCAGAGACGCAGGCAAACCCTGCATTAGTTGCGACAAGCCCTTAGACGGCGGTCCAAACACGTTCGACGCTGGTCACTACCGCTCAGTCGGTTCCGCGCCTCACATGAGGTTTGCGGAGGATAACTGCCACGGTCAATGCAAGCACTGCAATAACTGGCTGGCAGGCAACCATGTGGAATACCGCAAACGCTTACTAGAGCGGATTGGTGAGCATCAATTGGAACTTCTGGAGGCAGACAGCACCCTGAGAAAGTACACCAAAGAGGGGCTAGAGGAAATTGCCAGACACTACCGGGCAGAGGCTAGACGTTTAGCAAAAGAGCGCGTAGACTAAACATAGTTCTCCTGTTGGTGTTGCGCCAACTTACGCCTACTACCCCAGTGGGCGTTTTTTTGATAAAATGTCACAAACTACTTGGGGCTTTTATGGGCTTGCTTTCAATTGAAATTATGTCTGAAGGTGGCGATGAGCCATTGACGACAAAGAAGAAGAACGCAGAAACGCGCGACTTCTTGATGAAAAACTGGATGCTCGGTCCCGAAAAAACCAAGGGCGACAATTCTGATTACTGGCGTGCGCTTTCAGTTGTATGGCGCATTAGCCCAGACCAAGCCAAGCGTAACCTGTGCGCTAACTGCGAATACTTCAACGACAGCCCCGATATGCTTGCCAAGATGGACGTAGTGCCACAAGACAAGTTTGACGCCGATGGTGGCGGTCGCGGTTGGTGTTCCAAGTGGGATTTTATCTGCCACAACTTACGCACCTGCAAGGCATGGGAAGAAGCCGAGCAGGAAATGGAAGAAGGCTCAGACTACTCTAACGGAGAAGATAATGGGAACTACGAATCAGAAGATGCCTAAAGCTGCCAAGGCTAAAGTAGCCAAAACCATGCGTGAGTATGGCGAGGGTATGCTCAAGACCAGCTACGGTAAACCAGTCAAGAGCCAGAAGCAGGCAGTAGCCATTGCTATGTCTCAAGCCAAGCGGAAAAAGTAATGCCATCCCTACTTGACGACCCAGAAGCCTATGCGTTTGCCGCACAAGTAGCGGAAGACGAGCGCAAGAAGTTAGGACTCCAATCGCTGTTAGGCGGTATTGGTGGCTTGCTTGAGGCTCCTGTAAGTTACGTCAAGGAACGCGCCACCGCACTAGCAACAGACCCCATTGGGGACATGAAGCGCACGATTCAAGGGACGATGGACCGCGCAAAGGCTAGGGAGCAATTACAGCAAATAGCTTATGGCGACCCTACTAACCCATTGCGGGTAACAGACCAAGCTGCGGCTGACCAGTTGGCGCAAGACTATCTGGATATGGCGTCCACGATTATGCCAGTTGGTATGACGGTGTTCCACGGTAGCCCATACAAGTTTAGCGCATTTGACCCCACTAAGATTGGTTCTGGTGAGGGCGCACAGGCTTACGCATACGGTCATTATGCTGCTGAAGCAAGACCAACAGCAGAGCAATACCAAAAAACAGTTTCAAGGGATATGTTTGATGTTGGTGGAGAGGTTTTTAATCCATCTGTATTGAAGCACTTAAATGTTCGCTCACTAGCAAACAGGGGTGATTTAGATAATGCAATTGCAAAAGCAGAGCAAATTTCAAAAAGTGATTCACCGTCTGCAAACTTGGCTTTGCAAGATTTAACTATTTTGAATCGAGTTAAAGAAGCTGGAGGTTTAAAACCACTAGCAGGGAACTTGTACAAGATTGACTTGCCAGACGAGCAAATAGCTAAAATGCTCAACTGGGATGAAGAGCTTGGTAAGCAGACACCAGAGATTCAAAAGCTAGCAAAGCAGTACGGTTTAAATATGGATGACCTTGGTGGTGACTTAATTGTTGCTATGGATGCTAAACGCGCTGCTGGTGCAGAAGCTATGCGTCAGGCTGGAATACCCGGCGTTAAGTATTTGGATGAAGGTAGCAGAGGCTTGTATAAGGCTAGGACCACATACAAAGGCAAGCCGTATGGGGATGAAATTACCTTTGGTAGCAAAAACACTCTGGACGACTACATACAACAAAAACAAGCGGAAGGTTTTGGTGTTGAAGTTTTGCCCGGAACATCAAACTTTGTTGTGTTCCCAAAGAACGAAGGTTTGTTGAACATCTTGGAACGCAACGATGAGACTATTGCTCAAGGTGGTTTGTTATGATTAAACGAGGCAAAGAACAATTCTCTGGCTACAACAAGCCTAAGAGGACGCCAAGCCATCCGACCAAGAGCCATGCAGTATTGGCTAAGTCTGGTGACGAGGTAAAGCTGATTCGCTTCGGTCAACAAGGTGTAAGTGGCTCACCAAAAAAGGAAGGTGAGTCAAGTGCCGACAAAGCACGCCGAGAATCATTCAAGGCTAGACACGCAGAAAACATATCTAAGGGTAAAATGAGCGCCGCTTACTGGGCAAACAAGACCAAGTGGTAATAGACTAATCCTATCAACCTCACCAACCCAATAGGGAGTGAATATGAATAAAATAGAAAGCGGAAATTCCGCAAACCTTACAAATCGGGGTCGAGGAAGACCAAAGGGAGCCGTTAATAAGGCTACCAAGGCGTTTAGAGACACGGTTAATGACCTACTAGAGGGTAACGCAGAAAACGTCTCTAAGTGGCTGCAAACAGTTGCCAACGGTGATGGCGACCAACTCAAGCCAGACCCCAAGGGCGCATTAGATATTCTGTCCAAGCTGGCAGAGTTCGCCACACCCAAACTAGCACGAACTGAGCATACTGGAGAGAACAGCGGTCCAGTGGAGATGAAGATTACATGGCTGAAGTAATCGAAATCAAGTACGCTCCAAGAACACAACAACAGCAGATTCACGACCTTGTAGATTCAAAGCGGTTCTCTGTCGTTGTGGCTCATCGCAGGATGGGTAAGACAGTCTCAGCTATCAACCATTTGATAATGAGTTCTGTCCTCAATGAAAAGGAAGCACCACGCTACGCCTACATTGCGCCAACATACGGACAAGCCAAGCGGGTGGCATGGGACTACCTTGTAAAGTACGTTGAGCCTCTGGGTGGGACTGCCAACATATCTGAGTTGAGGGTTGACTTCTGGGGCAGACGCATCCAGTTGTACGGCTCTGACAACCCTGATTCATTGCGTGGTCAATACTTTGATGGCGTCATCTTGGACGAGATTGGCGACCAGAACCCAGTTATCTGGACAGACATTATTCGCCCGGCATTAGCAGACCGCAAGGGTTGGTGCTTATTCATTGGCACACCCAAAGGTCACAACCACTTCAAGGAGCTACGAGACAGGGCGCTTGTTGATAAAGACTGGGGCTTGCTAGAGTTCAAAGCCTCAGAGACTGGGGTGGTTGACGCCAAGGAGCTTGCCGCAGCCAAGGCTGAGATGGGGGAAGACAAGTACCGCCAAGAGTTTGAGTGTTCCTTTGATGCCGCCGTGGAGGGTAGCTACTATGGGCAAATCATCAATAAGCTGGAAGACGACAATCATATTCAGTCAATCCCGAGGGAT